GATGATCGGCTGGAAAACGCTTCAGGAGGCTGAAGCGAACTTGAAAATGCGCGAGCATCCTGAGAAGTACGAGATCGTAAGTATCGTGCCGTCTCTGATGCCCACCAACGCTCATCCGGCATTCGCGTTCATCATTTTGGAAAAAGGCAAGTTCTTTTGAGTTTCGCGCATACGCGCAAAGGCAAGCGGTCAGCCAAATGATTGCACAACGGAGAAAGGCAAATGGCACTAGGTTTAAATTTCAGCAGCGGTAACGGCGGTGGAGACATTATCCCGATTGTCAAGTACGACGCGCGGGCGGGTCGCCTGAGCAAGCGCGATTATGTCGGCGGTCAGTATGTCAATACGGACATCACCTCGAATTTCATGGCGGTCGCGGACTTCGAGAATATTGAGACCGGATGGCTTTCGTTCGCGACAGGCGGTGCGCCGGATATGGCGGTTGCTCGTTTCGGCGATCCGATCCCGGCACAGCCGTCTGCGGATCATAAGCAGGGCATCCGCATGTTGATCCAGTTGAGCAGCAAGCTCGACGGGTCAGTGCGCGAGATGGCCTCGAACGCGAAGGCGTTCTTGCGCGGGGTCGATGCGCTGCACACGGCGTATCTTGAGGGCGTGAAGCAGAACCCGGGCAAGCTGCCGGTGATCACGCTCAAAGACACCGTGGCCTCGACGACGGGTGAAGGCGCTCGCAAGAGCACCAATTACATCCCGAACTTCGAGATCGTGAAGTGGGTTGATCGGCCTGAGAAGCTGGTCTACACGCCGAAGGCGCGTGCGGCTGCACCTGCAGTTTCATCGCCGCCGGCAACGGGCTCAGAGAAATTCGCAGCTCCGGCGCCAGCAGCGACGACGGTCGATGATGAAGACGATTTTGGTTGAAGTAAGGTAGCGGAGGGGCGGGCGGGCTAACGCTCGTCCGCCTTTTTTTATGGGGAACAAAAATGGCGCGATTTCAATTCACTTTGCACATGCCCAGCCGGGCAGGTTCGCTGGTGCATCAGGTCATTGGCGATCATGAATCCAAAAACATTTCTGAATTGCTGAACGCGCTTAACGATAACGCTTTTATTCTCGTGGACGAGATTTACAAGGACAACGACGCCGGCCGAATCGGGAATCTGTATACCACCGGCAAGATGATCATCAACACCGCCATGATTGGAAAAATCAAGGAATACAACCCGTGAATTATACCGACCTGATGAAGACTGCATTGAAGACAATTGAAGAGCGCGGCGATCAATATGGAACGGTAGAAAACAACTTTAATCGCATCAGCGCGATTGCATCGGCAATTCTCGACAAGAGAGTGACGCCTTACGAGATTGCCATCATTCTGCACGCCCTAAAACTTGCCCGCATCGGCGCAGCGCCCAATCACGCCGACAGCTATATTGACGGCATCAACTATCTGGCGTTTGCCGGTGGGTTCATGTTGAGTCAAAAGCCTTTGGTCACAAACGAAGTGACAACAGACAAAGATCTGCAGGAAGATTTTTAGTAACCGATTGCAAGCCAATGGAATCCATTCAGGTTTGTCAGGTTCTGCATGATCCAAGTAAGTCCAGTGGTAGATACTGATCCACTGGCTGCATAGATGGATACAGGGTTAACGGTGGCGCTTGCTTGTCCGCTAGCATCTCCAAAACCCCAGCCAGTTGCAGTCACATTCAAACATGCATTTGGAAATGCTATCGGGAAAGAAGTAGTCGCTGTGCTTGATCCTGTCGTATACCCATTCTCAGTACCCCATTGAATAATCAAACCTCCGGGAAGCTTTTGATATCCATTGGTCGTCAACGACTGGTTGCTTCCCGTAAATGAGCTATCGGCAAGAGCCCCGATGGTGTTGTAGCTAATTGTCTCTGGAGCACTGCCGTTAAACATCGTTCCAGAAGCAGCACCTGATCCGCTGTTATCAAAGGTCGCTGCATAAGTGGTCGTGCCGCCACCGCCACTGCCGCTAGAGTTAATCGTCACAGCGCCAGTCGATCCGCTCAGAGTGATATTTGTGCCGGCAATAAGGCTTGTGACTCCGGTGTTCGTCAGGGTAACGGCCCCTGTAGGACTGCTAGCAGAGATTCCTGTTCCGCCGGAAATTGATGCGACGCCTGCGGACCCGCCAGAGCCGGAAGTAAATACGTTTGCGCCATCGCAATAAACGGTAAAAATTGACATTACAGGAATCGTAACTGCAGGCATCGGGCCACCGCCCAAAGAAGCGACAACCAACGGATGCCCCGTTTCGTTGATGATGACCCACTGACCGCCGACAGCATTTGGAATGTTGATCGTGCCGCCCGGAGAGCCTGCATTGGAAACAGCAAGCCCCATGTTGATGTATTGCGGCTGTGTCAAAGTGACAGAAGTAGCACCGCCCATGTTCAGCAAATAAACATTACCAAACGCGGCATCAATGATCAGGTTGTTGTCATTTAGGATCGTTCCCCATGTTCCTTCGCTGCCTCCAACGATTGGATTTACGATTCCTTTATTTTCCGTTGCCATGTCTGCTCCTAAATTGATTCTTGGGCTACCGACAGCGCCTTGACGATCGCTTCATCGGGTGCATTCAGTAAAGGCTCAGTCGTCTTGTCAGTAGCCTTCTTGGCGTTATCGGCAAGCTTCATCAATTTGCCAACCAGCATCTCGACTTTGTCAGCCCGTCCGCCAGAAGCGCGTTCGATGCGGCCGCCATTTGCTTGCTGGGAAATTCTATGCGGTGCGTTATAGGGTAGGCTGAAGAATGTATGGTTACCAATATTCTTGCCTTCGCCCTGAGCCCAGTTTGGAAGTTGCTCTCCGCGACGCTTCATTTCAAATTTGTTGATGAAATGAGTTGCACCATTAGTGGGATCAGGCAAATCTCCACGCATCGCCGGAAGCACAATGTCGTTTTTGACATGCTGATACTCTTTGCTATTTGGGTCTATAGCATTTACGGACCCATTGCCAACGGACTCAAATGCGCTAGGGCGTTTAATCACGTTTGGAATTGACTCTCCAGAAGACTTTGCCCTGTTTAGTATCACATGAGCAACGGCCGCTTTTCCGGTATCAGCCTCTTTTCCTGCTTCTGCAAGGATTGTTCTTGTCATCAAATCATTTGGATCTGATGCATTTGCAGATGGCGATGTAATCTTTGGCCTTGAAGATTCATCGGAAGGCAACATGTACTGAGATGGAAGCAAAGATTGACCGCGAATAGATGCGTCTTTAATTGCTCTTGCTGTTTTATCAATAAATGATCTGGCATTAGGATTTGTTGCCGCAAGCTTGCCAAGTTCTGCGGTTTTGGAGGGATCGGACATTAAATCAACGACTTTAGAAGCGATTCTGCTTTCTGCAAAATTATATACGCCCTTAGCAGCAAGCGCAGAAACCAATCCTCCAGAACCAATGGCCGCAGCGCCAATAGATGGAAGATGCCCATGAAGTATGTTCATTAGGGTATCGTATCCAGCAACACCTAAAAGCGCCCCTCCTCCAACACCTCCACCAACAAGCGTTCCCATACTGATTCTAGGAGCGCCAGTCACAGGATCTGGCGGTTTCACTTTTGAAAGCATGTTTTCAGTAACTGCTTTTCCCATGATCGAATTAAAATTGTCTTCCCCCAAAGCCATTTTCATTCTTTGAGAAACTGCAGGAGTGTCCAAGTTACGCAACATCCAAGACAAAGCATTTGGATCATTTTGTAATTTAGTTCTTAAAGCACCAGCCGCACCTTGAGCAAATAAGTTGCGTTGTTCTAGACTTAATTTTTTATAGTTGTTTACAAATTCAGTAGCATCAAAATCGTTCATCCGCTTAAGAGCGCTTTGACCAGCCTCAATTGCGTTGCTTTCGCCAAACGCTTCGGAAGCGGCATCACGAGCGGTTTCGTATGCTGGAACTTGTTCGTCTATTGCACTGACAAGACGGTTTTGAAGATCCGTAAGATCTTTTCTTCTTTGACCAGTTGCATTTCTAAGCTCGTCACCAATATAAGTTTTTACACGATGCCAATAGTTTAAATTCGGGTACTGCGGAGGAGCACCAGGCACTTTTGTATAACTCGCAGGATTCCCGCTTTCATCAAGAATAGAACTTGGGACAACTTGATCTGCAGTACCCGGACGGTAAGAAACTATGTTTAGTTTTGGATCTGTACCAGATCGCTCTGCGTCTCTTCCAGCAGCTTTAATATCGTCAATGCCAGAAAGCTCTTCAAGCTCCGGGCTCCATACGCTAGAAGCTTTAGGATCAGTTCTAGCTAATTTGTATAGTCTATCGACGTTGGCTTTATTCAAAGCCCCAATTTTTTTATCAAGCTCTCCCGGACCTTCAGATCCGAAAAGGCTATCAATATGATTTGAGACATTTGCGGCGGCGGCTTCTTTTCTAGCTTCCATAGCTTTTTTCAAAGCGCCAACTTTTGCTTCTACGTTGTTATTTAAATATCCGTATCGCTTTAGCAAGGCTCGGGTCGTATCACCGGCCATGTCAAAAATGGTGGGCTCCTGCCCATTCCGAATAGCGTTGTTATATTCGTCAATCGTCATGTTTGCTGAACCGTTTCTAAACTCTGACGATAGAGAATCTAGAATTTTTCCTTCAGCAACAGCATTTGGCATAGACAGATAACCAACCGCATCTGCTATTTTGCTGGCCCCCATGCCAGAACCAACGGCACCTGCCAAACGAGCTATGACTTCTGCAGATGGCGTTTCTGGCAATAGTTGATGAGCAACAGTGCCGGCCACTTCTGACCCGACTCCTGCTGCACTCCCAGTAAGCGCTCCTCGAGCAACTCCACGAAGAGATCCAAGAGTTTTACCAAGGGCGGATGTTTCAGAAATTAATGGACCAGCGCCTTCAGTAAGCATGGCGGGAGCCGCGACACGCGCTGCGGTTCCAGCTATCTTTCCCGCGCTGGTTTGAGGTTCATATTGCGTAAAAGGCAGTTTTTCTTGAATAAGTTTTTGCATTCCGGGTTGCGTAAAATCTACGCCGGAATATTCCCCAATTCTTTTCAATAAATCTGCTGTTCCAGTTACAGGATTAATTTGAGATATCAAATCCAAAGCTTGCTTAGTTCTTTTTGCAACGTCTGGATCGGCCTTCTGTAAGGCATAGTCAACAAACTTACCTGTCAATCCTCTAGATACATCCCCCATCGTTTGAAGAGTGGTGGGAAGATCTGCCGTTACCCCGAGAGTTCCCTGAGATGCAATACTTCTAGCTATATCTTCGCCAACACCAACTTTAGGTCTTGGCGTTTCTTCGATAATGCTTCCTTCTGCCGGAGCGGCCACGGTAGGACCCCTAGAAGGATATCTAGGTAGTCTAGAAGGTCCGGTTGAAGTTTCTGTCTGGGGGGCAGATTCCCCTTCAATGACATCGCCTTCTTTCGGAAATGTGTTGTCATTCTGCATGGGCATAAATCACCTTACTCAAAGGTATTTGATGATTTTGTACTGAGGATTGCCGGTATCAGGACTCAATCCCATGTACATGACGCGAGCAGGTCTCGGCAGTTTTAAGCCGCTTATTTGATTAGGCTCCAGAATGTATTCGTGATTGGGCTTCATGTCTTGGTAGCTGCTGACATCCCCTTTCACGGCAACATGTTTTCTTTCTTCATCAGCAAAATCTTCTTGCTTGTAATAATTGTTAAATTCTTTCTCAAAAGTCTGTTTGTCAAACAATTGATTATGTGCATTCCTGTGGTTGTAAGCTTCATCGGAATGCTTTTGGTCAAAGTCCAAAGCGCCAAGAGCTTGCGAAATAATCTCTCGGTTTGCCTTTGGATCCAGTTCTGGATTAGCCGTTGCTCTTTGGAATCCCTGTATCTCTGCAACCTTGGCCGGCCCAGACAAAGTAGAAACGTCATTAAACACTTGGCGCATCATCCCTTTGACAAATTCATCGGCCGCAGCCGTGTCTCCGGGGCCGATTTTAGGAACATCAAAGCCTGCAGTTCTTAGCCACCCTGCTGCATTAGCAAGCCATTCTGTTCCGCGTCCAGACTGGTAATTCTCAAGAACCGTCCGCAGCATATTGAGGTTGGCTCTGGCTTTTTGCCTTGCTGCGTCCTGAGTTCCAAGTTCGTCGAAGAACTTAGCATTCTCAGGCGCATTTGCATTGAGATGAGCAACTGCAGCAGCTTGCGGATTAAAAATCTTGTTCCCGTTTTTGTCTATTCCATAAAAAGTTTGATCTATTGCTGCCTGTTCCTGATTTGCACGGCTCATCAATTGCTGATAAGTGGCCGTGTCATTTGGATTTGCCAAAAGAGCTTGCTTTGCTCTTTGTCGCAGGACAAGAGGATTTTTGTCATCCGCTAGTTTCGAATAAAAATTAGGATCAGGCGTTGTGGCTTGAGTGTAAACGTCATTAGGCTTCTTAATTTTTACAGTTTCAGGCGTTGACGATGTTGGCCCGGTTTCCGTAGTTACCGCAGAAACGGCTTGGGGTATGTCGGCAGTAATTACCGGCTTGTTTGTCGGAACATTTTGTCCTTGAGCAGTTGCCCCTGAAACAGGAGTTTGTTGCTGAACGCCAGACGTTTCCGATGGGTACTTCCCAATCGCGCTTATATCTCCGCCTCCAAGCTCTGTGATTCGCTTATCAATAGCAGCAATCTGAGCTTTCAGAGACGGATCAATTGCGGCTCCGGTAACGGAAGAAGCCGCCATTTGTGCTTGCATCCACCTACGCGCCTCAAGCAACCGAGCGAGTGTCGCGTTATTAGCTTGCTGCTGGGCAATCGCAACACGCTGTTTCTCATAATCCATTTGACGAGTCTGCAAGCCAATTTGCTGTTGGGCTTGCAAACCGGAAGCAAGGCCCTGAGCGCCAGACGCCAAGGCAACGCCAAAATGTTTGGTCGGCGCAGTGCCCATCGCTGCAAAAAATTGCAATGCGGGAATGAGATTTTCTTTTTTAAAAATATCGTTTGCCAAAAGTTTTTGCATGAAACCTTCGGTAGGTTTTTGGACCTGTGTGTCTGCAATTTGCTTTGAGGGAGTAGCCGTATCGGCTTGGGCAGGCATAGCAGCGCCAAGACCTTGTTGTGCGCCGCCTTCAAAACCAGTTCCTGCAATTGGCTTCTTGCCGACGATATCAGGCAAGTTACTAACATCTGTTCCGGTTCTTGCGCCAAGACCGACATTTTGGGGGATCGCCGTGGCGTCAGATCCTTTGGTGAAATAGTTCGGATCAGTTAAAGACGCTAATGTATTTTGATCATCCGTACTCTGATCGGAATCGCCACCTACCCCTCCTTCAGCATATCCATGACGGCCACCAGCAACGCCGCCGCGTGAAGCAAACATTGCTGCTAAATTAGCAATGCTTTCTGCCGTAGACGCCATCTGGCTCAATTGACCAAGCCCAGACTGCCCTTGCCCCGGCAAAGCTGCTGGGGTCAATTTGTTTTCGTTCTTGGATGCTTCGATGTCCAAGCCTTTCGGCTTTTCGGTATACGGGTCTGGATTTTCATTAGCATAGGGATCTATATCCCCTCCGCTTTCATATCCGTAACGACCAGCAAGTCCGCCGCTCGCGTAATGATGAGCGCCTACTACACCGCCCCTATAATCAGCTTCTGGCTCTGGCTCTTCATTGGCAGCAGAATTCGCATCTGTTTTCTGTTGTGCAAAAGCTTGTTGAATCATCGCGTCAGATTCATCACGCCCCATTGTCCCCGCTGACAATCCTAAAGATTTAACATCCTGCCCTTCCTGAGACGCGGCTGCTCTGGAAGCAATGTCAGATTGCATTGCTTCGTCTTTTAAGTCTTTAATCATGGAGGATGCTTTGCCGGCAATTTTGCTTCCGGTTCCGCTTAAAGACCCAATAGACTTCGCCGCCTCATCAATGTTTTTGACTTGTTCTGCAGGAGTCGGCCCCGGCTTTGGAAGAGAAGCAGTTTGCAAATGCGCCGCAGGCATCGAAGTCGTCGGTACATATCCCTGCGCGCCGCCATGCGGAGGGCCGCCAGCCAGACCGCCGTAGGCGGTAGGGCCACCAGCTCCGACGTACATTTGCTGCTGCGCCTGAAGAATTGAAGCTAGATCCCCCGGACTGATCAAGCTGTAATCAGATAGGCCGCCCGGACCAGTCGTAACGGAAGTCGAATACCCGCCGCCCGCGTACCCGCCGCGAGCGTAGGCTTCGCCGGCATGGCCGAGGCCGACATGGCCGCCCATGCTGCTACGCTCAGAGTCTTCGAGCGCCTTACCGTAATCGACGGTCTTGTACCCACCAGCAAGCCCGACGGCTTCCGGGTGATGCTTTTCGACATCCTGAGCGATAAGACCCATCTGAGTACGATCGTCACCGTCCATCTTGTACGAATAGATCGGCTGGCCGTCATGCGTGTGGCCGACTTCCTTGATGTCGCGCTTGAGGCGCTCATCTGAAAAGAAGCCACCGGGCTGCGTGCCTGTGGTGGTAGATCCAGACAGTGCGCCGGTTCCTTCCGCGATACCGGCAACGAAATTCGCCACCTGAAACGGGTAGCTCTGCTGCTGCAGGAATTGGTTGTACAGAGCGGTCTTGCCGGCCTGTTCTGTCTGCTGCTGCAACTGACCTGCACCGATCTGAGCCTGAGCGCCCTGAAGCGCGGCACCCTGAGCACCAGCGCCCAATGCCGCCAACTCTTGTGACGTTCCAGCGCCCTGCTGGTATCCGAGGTTGCCGATATTGGCAAGCTGGTTTGCGCCAGCGAGGCCGATCTGCTGCTCGCCCATCGCCGTTTGCAGGGCTTGGTTATAGCCCTGATTCAGGATGTTGCTGTAGATATTGGCATTCGCAAGATTCTGCTGTTGATTCAAATTCGCAGCCGCAATACCAGCACGGTCGCCACCAAAAGCACCAGATGAAATCGCATTGCCTAATTGCCCCGCCATTGCCTGTTGATTTTGTTGGTTCAGGAGTTGTTCCTGACTTCCAAGTACCGTACCCAAGTATGGGCTGAGATACTGGTTGATTTGCTGCCCAGTAAGCGGAGCAGAACTGGCTGCAGTTCCAGACTCGGCCATCGCATTAAGTGGCTGAGTGTTACCGTATGCCCCCATCAGCGTATTGGTGGCGGCACCGAAGTACGGTTGGGCTTGATTGGCGGCGGCGTTAACGCCGCTGATGCCTGTACTTTCTTGTGCGTTGACGGGCGCGACAAATGCGTTTGGATCAGTCGAGTACTGTTGAAATGGTTTCTCGGCAGCAGTCTGAGCCTGCGCGTTGACGCTGTTGTACCGAGCCAGTACCTCCGGCGGGATGGTAACTTGACTGGTGCTTTGACTGCTTTTGCCGCCCATAACTTAATGCTCCGTTCCGTTCTCGTGCCACTTCCCGGTCTGTGCCCCATACAGGAAGAAAGCGCCGCTCGGGGGTCCGAATTGTCTTTCGTACATACGGACCTTCGCTGCGGTTCGGCTGTTGGACAAAACCCCGATAATCAGTGGAATTCCAAGGGTGTCGGCCACCTTTTTGCTGAATTCGCACAATTGTTTTGCCCGACCGCCTTTTGCGCTGCGAAACTCAGGGTAAATGAAAATGGCCTTTTCTTCGACTACTAGGCTGTCCGAATACCACATATTTCCGATTCGGAGCAGCACCAGACCTTCTATTTTCCCACCCGGCTTGCCAATAACGGCACAAATGCCGTGATCCTGATGCAAAGCAGGCCAGATTTCTGCCGCTAATTTCTGCGGATTCGGGTTCAAAAACCCGTTTTCTTCACACGCAGACATGGCAAGCGCCATGATCTCGTCCATGTCTTCCGGCGTGGCGACACGGATTTTCAAGTCGGTAGCAGCAGCAAGGTTCAATTCTTTAGTCACGCTTTGGCCCCGGGAGGTTTTTAAGGGTTTTAATGGTTTTCGCTCGATACCGCTTCACAAACTCATCCAGCACTTTATGGCCCAATTCGAGATCTCCTTCCCCGATCGTCTGGACCTGTTCCGGGGAAAGCACATATTCGCCACCCGCCGCGACGATCGGAACCGCATCCACCCGACCGCCTTCAGCATGGCCCTGTACGCTTTCCCCGTAGGGCCCGGCGCCCCCGCCGTAGGGGGTTGCGCCGCCGCCGTAGGGAGTCCCCCCAAACATCCGGCGCATATGCTTGAAACCGGCCATCGTATTCCCTTCCCCCATAGCCGAAATAATGTCCGCAGGGACCACATAGCTCCCGGACGGTACATGCATAGGCAGATGGTCCGTGCGGCCCGCCACGGGGCTGTGGATCGGCCCTACATGCAATTTCGCGCCTACCTTGGGCATATGGACATGGGGCATTTTGGGCGGATGGAAGCCGCCTCCTGCCTGTGTCTGCCGGGCAGTATTCAGGGCAGCCGCGACGGCCTGATCCTTGGGATGCCCCGCATGGATCATTTCAGCAATATTGGTGCTGATCGTTTTTTGAGATTTTCCGGGTTTCAGGGGCATACCAACCTCACGAGTAACTGATGGTCACGGCCTGACCCGTTCCCGGCGCAACGAAGATGCCGTTATTGACAGGCATATTCAGAACAACGACGCCGATTGTAGTTGGAATGGCAAATATTGGGTTTGTCGTTGAGCCTGCCGAATTAGCGTCATAAATATATCCCGCTGCGGATCCGCCGTTAATGATGCTGATCACTCCAACTCTTCCAGAACCAGACTTAATCAGTGTCGCGGCAATGATGTTCGCCTGATTCTGGGCGCCCATCACATTTAAATAAGTATTGGCAAGGCCGTTAATAGCCGTAACTATATTTTTGGCTGTTGTCAGGATATCGGTTAAAGAAGCCATTAAATTAGCCTTGCTTAAAAACTATAGTAAGTAAACGCAATCGCACCGGCAGTCCCTGATTGACCATAAACATTAATTCCGTCTGGCGTTGGTCCACCGCCAACACCATATCCACCACTGAAATAATCAGGAAGCGTCAACCCGGGAATCCCGCCAGAAGCAGCATTTCCGTTTGTTCCTTGAACAGTAAAATCTTTTGGACCAACAGATGTAAGAAAACTTGCGGTTCCGCCTTTGCTGCACTGATCAGGTCCGTAACCGCCGTAATTAATCCAAGCCCAAGGACCAAACCCTTCTGTTGCTTCGCCGTCAAGAGAAGTCGGGGTGTTTGGATTAGGGTTATCGTTAATTTGTAAAATAGGTGTTTGTGTATAAGGGATTGGATAATCGTTGTAATATAAAATTGCTACTGGGACTGGAGATCCACTTCCTCCGCCATATCCTAAGTAAGGATTGTAAAACCCTCCTGTGCCAGATCCGCGCAAACCATAACTAAAAATTTTTCCCGTATTTACCGGAAATTTGTATTTATAAATATAAGATCCTCCTCCGCCACCAAAAGCAACAAAAGTTCCTTCAGGAAATCTAGGGTAAGGCAAATGACCTCCAGAATCTGGTAAGTTTTGAACTGTTCCAGCACCGCCTCCGGCTCCTGCCGCTAAAATTTCAATTGTGCAGTATTTTGCATTTGGCAATGGAAGGTCGCTAACACCTTTATCATTTCCATTGCCTACAAGACCGTAATAGACATTTCTGTATAGAAACCCAGAGTCATTATTCGGTTCCAAAGATCTTGACATAAAAAGGTTCATGCAAACCCCGTCAAGAGCGTGGCATACCAAAAATTAGTACTTGATCGATATGTTGCTACTAACAAATCAACAGCATTTGCTCCCGTAGATAGCACGCCAGCAGAACCATTGGCCCATTTAAAACTTGACGGCCAAGTAATAGTTCTATTACCCGTTGCATCTTGCGTAATAAACCAGTTAATGCATTGACCATCTGATGGATTAGAAAGTGTTGGAGCAACAGTTACATTTGCCGTGAATGTGGTTGAAAAAACATTAGACGCGGCGCAATTAACTGTCATCGATGTTGGGCTAAAAACAACATTAGAAATAGGGGTTGCAGCGCCTCCGGGCTGGGTAACTACTCCTGTGGAATTGTTGAAAGTCATTGTGGATCCGGCAATTGCAGATCCGTTTGTATAGAGAAACTGAGTATTAGAACCGCCAACGCTAGGAGAAGGTCCTGTAGGACCAGTAGGACCAGTAGGCCCTGTTCCTCCGCCGCCGCCAGCAGCAAAATCGGCATCTATGTACGGATTTCCTATTATGTAAGGAACGGACATCAGTTAACAAACCTTATCCATTGATTAATGGTCGATGGGGAAGCTTCTAATCCTAATAAAATTATTCCAGAACATGTCCCGTTTGCAGCCGCCGGGCTGCTTAAGCCGGCAGGGCCGGTAGGCCCAACAGGCCCTTGCGGTCCCGGAGAAACGACTTCAATAATTTTGCATGCCATCAGAATTTACCGTCTTGCTGGAAACGATATCGGATGTTTCCGATACGCCAGAAGCTGTTCAGATCTTCGCTTTCCAGCTTTATAGACACCAGACGACCTCGAATTCTAGGCGTCAAAAAAGTGGTGTTTACGGTCATTGGATACGGGCCATATGCAATCGGAGTCTGGCCCGCATAATCGGTTGCATAAAAAGTAAGATTGACGGTTGCATTTTGATCGCCGCCATACAATCCCCATTTCATGTCAGGCCAGACTTGATCGATAAATGTCTTGAGGTCCGCTTCGTTAAGCGCGAAATACCCGGTCTGAAAGCTTGACACCATCGGCGATGTATCTGCATTGAACAGATAATTACCGTTATTTGATTCATGCTGATAGAGCTGAAGAGTGTTTGGATCAGACCCAATAGGGGCGCCTAAAACAGACTGATCAACCCATGCGGAACGAGCAAGGTTTCCAAAATCCCACTGCTGCAGAACTACGTTGAACTTGACGTAAGCATTGATCTCTCCGCTATTGCTGAGAGTCGGGTAGTACCAAGTGATTTCTCCAAAACGAGAATTGACAGCAACGCGAATTTTGTCGAGATTGCTGGTATCGAGATCTTGGAAGATGACATCCCAGACGGGACAAAATACCGGCTGTATTCCTGAGCCGGTCAAGCTGAAGAATTGGCTTGGACCCATCCAGTAGACGACACCGTTGACGCTGGCCGCCGCTTTTCTGGCGATCAGGCCGCATCCCGTACCAATTTCGTTGAACGAATACACATACGGAGGCCCGATGTATTGCATGGACCAGCAATCAATGTCTGTCCAGATAATGCCTTGCTGCGGACCCTGAATTGCTCCAACGATTTTGGACCCTTTTGGAATGCGATAAGAGCCCGCTTGATTGGTGACAAGGGGTATCCAACTATAAAAGTTGTTTACGTCGCACCATCTGACAAGCAAAGGATCTTGAACGCCTGTTTCGGTAGATCCCCAAGCGATAATTTGCCTTTGAGGCATTGCGACAAATACGCCATCGTTAACTGGTGGCGCAAAAGGAATGATGGTTGCCTCAGAGGCATTAGATGTCGGATCCCATTGGTAAATGGGTTGGAATTGAGGTGTTCCTGTAGGAGGAGGATTGATGGGGCAACTGATTAAAATTTGACCCCAGTTATCCATCGTCCAGTCATTTGCAGAAATAGGGTCGCCAGAAGCAGGGTTTAAAGTTTCTCCGTAACCGTATTTCCCAAAACCGTAATGCCCTAAACCATATCCTGAATAGAACGCCTCAGCTCCTTTTCCGAAGCTGTAAATCAAATAAGCTTTGTCGGTGTTACCGATATAAACATTTGCACTGGCAGGAGATTGCACAATGCTATTGATAACAAAATTGTTTTGATTGACAACCGATTGAACAATGTAGTTACCGTACAAATAAATCGGGCTTCCGATGCCATCACTAATGTCAGTTTGGACTAGTATTGGATAAGTGCTTCCTTGCGAATAACCATGATTTGGAAGCAAAACATTAACGGCAACAGCGCCTGCCGTCGTAGTGAACTGGGCGATGGAAGCAGAAGAAGAAGTAGAAGTTGCGTAGTTGGGATTACCGAGGATTGTCAAAGCTTCAACGTAATACTGCGTTGAATTGAAAATTACTACATTAGGATTGCAAGGGTAAAGACCAAACAGCACAATTCCACCAACGCTGATGTGCGTTGCAATGTATACGGAATCGTATTGGGTAATCGGCCCGACAGTAGTGTCGGTAATGACGACAAGAGAACTTCCTGAAGTGGTAGAAGCTTGAGGAGGGATTTGGTTGGTCAAAGATTTAGGAGTGATATCGGTGTAGTTTAAGCTTGGGTTACTACCGTCTATAACGCCAAGAATCGACCTACCACTTTCATTCTCTGTACCAAAAGCCAAACGGCGCACGGCATTTGTGTCTTCCCACGCCCACAGGTTTCTAATGATGGCGGGGATCCCTGTAGACCCCAAATAATACTTTATCCACCCGCCAAGTTTCTGAATCAATCCAATGCCATTACGATCTGGAATAAACCTGATCAAATTGCAAGTAGAAATACCCGTTGTATTAAGAGCGGGTGTTTCGTTCTGATCTACTCCGGGAATCAATTTTACTGATGCGTGAGGCATCTCAGACTACCTCGAAGGAGTCGCAACAGGAGAACTTGAAAGAGAAGACCACGCAGAAGCTTGGAATTTCTTACGACCTTCTTCACCGGCCGCTCCGCGCACCAAAGCCTGATACTGGCTTTCATAGCTCTGAGCCATTGAGGGATCGTCGCTCATGCGCCCAAAGTTACGCTGATAGGCGCTGATATAGATCATGCTCGCCATGATCAAAAGATCAGGAAGGTATGCGCTAATGAACGTAGTCTGCGTCGATGCGTCAGTGCCGTTATCAGAAAACTTGTACAAAGTAGGCAGTCTTTGAACGCCACGAATAGTCAGCGGATAGTCTTGGTCTGGATATGGCCCTACATAAATGTTGTTGTAGGTGTTGCCACCAGTCGATGCATCTCCTCCGGCCATAGCAAAATACTTTGGGGGGGCCCATACAGAACTGTCATTAAAGACATTTTGCAAGAACTCTTTGGTTACCGGGTAAAGAGGAACTTTAGTCGTCCCATCAAGGTAGGTAATCGTCTGAACGGTTACAAAATCGTTGACGGAAATGCTCAATTCATTGTTGCCGGCCGTTAGTGAATAGCTGGTGTTCAGCGTCAACGCCGGCAACAAATCAAGATCACGCTGAATACGCAACTCTGCGTAATTCAGCATCTGAGGGATAATTGCATCAAAAGCAGGGTCGTTATTACCAACAACAATACCACCTACGGTCGTTGTATTGACGACCGCCATTGTGCCGATCTGCGTGACATACCCGTTATAGGTAAGCGGAGTCGTGTTGGGGGTACTCATGGCATTTATACCTTAGTGAACAATGCCGCTTCCGCAGCCCTACGGCGAGTCAACCCCGGCACCTCAACGGCACCGGCCTTGTTCCATTTTCCGAATTCAAGTGCAGCTTTATCAAAATCCCCGTTATTTATTAGCAACAATAAGGTAGATGATTTGAAACTTCCGACCCCAAGATTGTAAACAAAGTCAGTCAAAGCATCGAACTGGTTTTGATTGATCTGAACCTTGACGTAAATATTTACGAAACGGCCCGCTTCCTTCAGGTCCGCCATCAGGAAATCATCAGCTTGATGCTGGGTGATGGTCACGCCTTGGCGCACATCCGATCCCGTATGCCCATAACCAACCGTCCAGACGCCGGCCGGATCTGAATAAGCCGTGAGCTGGCAACCCTCAAATTCTTTCGTGAGGGCCACGCAATTCTCGCTTGGCGTCATTTGATTAGTCATTCACTACTCTCTATCGAACATTCAAAACCAACGACGATCGGGGGAACCTGACGCCTTGACCAGTAATCGATCAGACTGGTTTGCGGTTTCGGATTCCCCCATTCGTCAGTCTCAACTTCTAGACCGGCTGTCGGATGACATTCCGACTTTTTTGCTGGTGATAACGTGCATGATGCCGTTGCCAACGGCAACAACGGCAACCACGCCAGCAGCCAGATTCTGGATCGTGTCATTGTCCAATTCCAACGGAAAACCAAAACCCTTGGCAATGGCAAGCGACGTACCAAAAACCGCCACCAAGGCATTGGTGGCGACAGTACGCTCTTTCCACGTTTTAGGGTCAGCGACCTGTTTTCCTTCTTTGAAAAGCTCAAAGAACTTGGGAAGATTGCTGAAAAGTCCCATATCAGGACGCCTTTGGAGCCGCTAGCGCCGCTGCCTGCGGAGCAAGCTGGTTTACGACCGTAGTAACAAGGGTCGTTACGGTCTTGTCTGCAATATCTGCACCAGCCGCCTTGAACGCAGGAATCGCAGCGGCAATACCGGCCTCGACCGCAGCGCCTACCGCAGCGGCGCTACCCGCACCACCGCCAGTCACAAGATTGGAAAGAATCGTGGTGCCAATCAAGGTAACAATATTTTCAAGATCTGCCGCGCTGATTTTTTCCAGCTCGGCCAACGCAGCCTTGGCATCGGCCTCGATCGTCTGCCCGATGGAGCTGGTCGCAAACCAACTTTCAACCTTTGAAACGATATTGCTAAAAACAGACATGCTTATCTCCTTAAATGATCTCAATGATGAATAAAAATGCTTTTTAAAAACTCAGCAGCAAACCCGGGGCCTAAAAAAACTGAGACTGCAAGAGCCCAAATTGCCCATTGAAGTTGCGTCATTTTTTTTGCCCCCTTAGTCAAGGCATCTGAAATAGTGCTGTATCGCAACGCACATTCGGCAAGATGTACATCTATTTTTGTAGATGTTTCTTGAATTTTTTGTTCCAGCTCCATGCCCAAACCCTTCTAAATTAAAAAACTAAGACTTTCCTCGAAACTTTTGCCAAGGAGGCATCTTGATTACCGACGCGGAAGCGCCCTCCATCTGAGCAATCTGTGCTGCAATTGTTGCTTGCACTTTTGGCGTTGACGGATTGGGAATCCATCCCAAAACCTGAGTAGGAGTCAGGTCTGGATAAGCCGTGAATTTAGTCGGATCGGGTCCGCCAACAGCCGTGGTTCCAACCTTACGGGCCGTGTATTTGCCATCAGTTCCAGTCACGACCCAAGTTACTGATGTGACGACATCAGTCAAAGATCCTTGAAAAGGAGCAACCGTCATGGATGAAACTGTCGTTGTATAAGTAATTGCCATTTCTGCTCCGTATCAAGTCAGGGACTGAGAAACTTCTGTCGTAATGATAGATATCGTCCAGTTCGTGTCATACGAAGCATCCCCCGTCAACACAATTTGAAATTCAGTACTTCCGCTATTTGCGTTGAACTGGGCAGACCATCCAGAAGGAGGAGATCCGGCATTGCTACCAATATCTGTATTCAACGTAATGTTTGAAATCCCAAGAACGGAATAATCAATTACAGCAGCGCGTTTAAATACAGCAAATTCGGCACCGATAATACTTGATGAAGCAACAATAGTCGCTTCAGAATAGTTGACCGTTTGAGATTGAATCGGAACCAGAATCGCGACAGGCTCGCTTCCTGCACGGACTATTCTTGAAATGACAATACGGCCAGTTTGAGAACCGCCATTGATAGCGCTGTAAGATCCGTCCAAAAAGAGATTAGGTGCACCCAAGACTTCTTGAACGCTCGTTCCTGTTGGCAGCGCAACACCATCTGGAATATAGGCGATCGCATTCTGACCGTTTGCAATGCCACCTTCCGAATTTACCGTGTTGGAATTTCCTCCCCCAATAAACCCATAAGTGTTGTTTATGGAATTGAAATAACCACCAAGAATTGAGGAAAAATTTATGTTTCCAGATTGACCTTGAATTTTGTTAGACAATCCTCCAGCAATGATGTTGAATAATCCAGATCCATTTCTGATATCAATAAGATTCGCAGCTCCGCCACCAATAAAATGACCGGCGCCATAACTTTCATACCCATTTATAAGATTGTTGGTTCCGCCAACAATCACGTTTATCCCGCCGCTTATGCCATCATCAATTTTATTTTTAGATCCGGCTCCGATAAAGTCATAACCTATGATTTGGCTAGAGGATTCAGCGATGATTACGTTTTGGAATCCTCCTCCAATAAACGAAAATTGATTTGAAATCAAATTTTGATTTCCGCTTAAAACTGCTGAAAAACTATTAAGTACAACAGTAGAAGATGAAATAGAGGTGACATTTAAAACAATTCCAGATCCGCCACCATACTGTGTCAAATCAATATTGATGACATCGCCAACTTTGTATCCGGCACCCCCGTTAAACCCCGCACCAGTATCTCCTAACGTCACTGAAGTCGCAGGGCCTGAGCTTAAATTTGAATTTATAACAGTAAAGGAAGCGCCCAGCCCACTACCGCCGGTCGCTAAAAAATTATCAAAAGCTGAATCGCCCGGCCATCCCGATCCATAACTCGTAACAGTGAATGTCAGAATGCTTCCAGTTGGTGAGATCAAATTGTCAGAACCACCAAGCGTGAAAGAAGAATCTGAATTGATCCCTCCAATACCGGCAAATGAGCCAGAATTGTTCCACTGCCACTGACCATTGGTTCCACCGGGCGTTCCGCCACCGCCAGCGGCATTGATTGTTACCTGCCCAAGGCCATTTGATGGAGAGATAGTGATGTTTTCTCCAGCAATAATTTGAGTAACGCTGCTGCCGATGCCTAGCAAAGAAGTAGAAATGCGAACCGTTGTCCCATTTTGGACAGCAGGAATCTGCTCTTCTCCGTTAAGCGCAATGGCCGCTGGTAGATTTGGGATTTGCACATTTGCCATGACGGTTACTCTATTTTTTAATCAAAACAGAAGAAAGAAATTTTGATTCCCGCCGGCTGGAGGCGTCGGAGGAATATAAGTTGGAACAAATGAAAGGGTAAGAGCAGCAGCGTTAGGTGTAAGCGGCCCAGCAGTAATGACTTCCAATTGAGAAGAAAAACCTGAAAGTGGCGGTACGGTATCAAATAAGATAAAACCCATTTGAATGCCATCTGGAGATGGATCTACCGTTAATTCTTTGGTGTAAGAATACGGGTAATAATCATTCCAGTTGTTTGGCTCAAAACTATTTTCAAGAATTACAAGAACAGCAACCAATGATCCTGCATTAGTGCAATAAACAGGATTACAGTTAAATGTCGTATTAGTTGGCGAAGTCCAAGCACTAGTAGAATCTAGTGCCGTGACATATCGATAACAAATCAAAAATGATCTATCGTTTAAATAAAGATCCGGGACTATCGGAGCCGTTTCCCCATGCTCAGCAAATTTGTAAGCAACTGCTGCTTTATTTTGAGACCCATCTGGATTCAAATAAAATTGATTTTCAGTTATTAACGTGTAATCGGTCGGGATGTAATAATCAACACCGGGATGAGTGATGAGCTGCAAATAGATAAATAAATCCCCCGGACTCCACCCGGTAGGTAGAGACGTTGGAGTGTTAGCCAATTGGCTATGGCTAATATATTGGGGAGGGTTGTCAGACATTTATTGAACCGCCAAGGCAACAGCATCCCAATAATTGTCGGCAGAGTTGTACATAAACCCAACATACACCATGCCAGTGTTTGTGGTTGACGCTGGCAACGTAATTCCAATTCCGCGATATCCACCAAACAGGCTTGACCAGAATAACGGGATACTAAGCGCGGAAGATTTAAATTTAACAATCAATTTTTGACCATCATGCCTCGTTCCTGAAGGCGGCAAAAATTGAGTCGATGAAGTGATTGTTCCGGCATTGACAATATCAGTCGTATCGACATTTGGCGTGATCGGGCTCGTTGGATAAGAAACCACTCTGGGAATCAGGCCACTGGTTGAAGTCACAGTGACGTTTCCAGATGACCCACTTAAAGTCACTCCGCTGCCGGCGGTCAAAGAAGTCACTCCGCTATTAGTGATAGTGACCGATCCGGTAGGACTGCTAACCGAAATTCCAGAGCCTGCGGTAATTGAACTTACCCCGCCTCCTCCGCCTCCACCTGTTGCGGAAATGGTTACGTTCCCGGTAGATCCGCTAAGAGTAATATTGGATCCCGCCGTAAGCCCCGTAACGCCACTGTTGGTAACAGTTACCGAGCCGGTAGACGCATTGGTAGAAATTCCAGTTCCCGCCGTGATTGAACTGACTCCACCACCGCCGCCACCGCCGCCAATGTAGGTTTTCAAACCCGCAGGCGTGATTTGGTAATTGCTTCCACCACGAGCAATAGGAATGGAATCACTATCCTGTGGCGGATTGCCATTTGGCAATGAAGAAAATTTTACGTCAGAAGTCATTTTCTACTCCGTCACAAAATAATCATTTCCGTTTTCGGAAATGAAGTTGTTTCCATCTTCGGTAACAAAAATACCAGTTGCAAATACATAAGGAATTGCTTTTCCGGGTATGCCCGTTTGAGGAATCTCGGGGTAATCAATCGGCACTCCGACAAGTGCTGTAGTAACACGAGTCGAATCTGTCAACAAAGATGTGGAAGGCAATTGATAATTTACTTCGTAAGTAAATTGAGTTGCCGTAGCCGTTCTAATTGTGAAAAATCCGCACGCTTCTACGATTGGAACGCCTTCAATAGCAACCTGAGAAACGCCCGCAACCAGTTTATGAGGCGCTGAACATGTAACCGTTACAATGGTCGTGCCGTTTGTTGTAATAGACAAAACGGGAAGCAGCACATTGAAATGCAATTTTCCGTTGAGAGGCATCACTGCATTTGGGTCAAGGCCAATCCTGCTGACCGTAGGATCTGAAGACGCAGAACCGACGGCTTGGGTAGTAATTTTTTCGCAGTTTTGGGCAACAATATTGATGTCTGGCGGGATGGGAATTCCCGTTACGGAATCGGTAACCTTTGGCAAAGTAACCGATAAATAATCGCTTTCCGCCAAAGCAAAATCTTGAACACGCGCATTGATGATAGGTGTCGGGTCTGCCGGCACCACGATTGCTCGTAACTGTTCTTGCGGCGTGTCGTAACAGTCATTGCAGACAAGGATGCGAATGTTCTGCATCGTTGCGCCACGCCAATCGAATTGCCAGCGCAGATCTACCCAGTTATAGCGAAATCCGCAACGGTCGCAAATAGCGTGCGCCTGCGGATTAGTTACGCTTGTTCTGGCGCGCCCTACACGCGAAGCGTAAGCCACGACTTATGGCCTGAAATAACTTGCGATTGTTGGCGATATATATTGTTGTGCCGTCTCGACATTTTGTCTCGCGGCTATGTCATAAGATTCATCAGCTAATGGTTTTAATATAGATACTTTTTCTGGTGCCCAAATCATTGCCAACCGTTGGGCCAATCCGTAAGCAAACGCCTCCAAGAAATAGTAGGGAATCTCGACCTGCTGGCCGTTGTCGAAATTGGAGTCCTGAATCTGCCTGACGCGGTAGTACTTGAAGGCGCTTTGGGTGCCATCCGGCACAGGCCAAAGAGTCACGGTCGGTGACAGAAGGCGATCAAACCAGAAGGTCGTCGGAAATCCTTGCTGCTTCTTGTTGGGATATGAAGCGTATTCTGTACGGCTGATCGGCAAGATCAGGCGGTCAATCAGGGCTCCCCCGCCGTTCTGGACGATGTAGGCATCGAGCATCACGATCGTGTTGGACGGGACGCTATAGGTTGAGCATCCCTGTACAAGGGGGATCGTCTGAAGGTCTACCGTCCAAAGATTGACGCCTTGAGACGACCAGCGCCCCAGCATCATGTTGGAGGCCATCCGGGCGGCCTCCATGTGCTCTTGCAGGAGGGATGTTGGCCTAAAACCACAAAGGTTGTAGGCGTACAGGACAATCTCGCCAAGGCCGGGGGCAAAAGCGTATGTGCCGCTTGTGTTGCTGACGGCGCTTACATTATTGCCATTCCCGTAAGCCATTTTAGGCCGCCTTGAGGTCTTTAGTTATTGCCTCCAGATTAGCCCGTAAACGGGGGTCTTCTGGCTCCAGTTCGACCGCATCCATAGCATGTTTCTTAGCAGAATCATACAGCTTTAGATTCCATGCCGCTATAGCAGCCAGATCGTGGGGTTTTGCTCCCCAAACAGACGGATCGATCGTGTAAACCAGCTCCCGATCCTTGATGGAAAGGCAGGTCAGAGCCGCCCCGTAGCACTCCGCCCAGCGGCTGGTCAAATAACAGGCCATAGCCAGCTCGCACCACGGCTCGCGGGTATGGGGGGCCTCTGCGGTAGCCTTACGGAGCCAATGGAGGGCATGTTCCATATTCCCCAGCTCCTGATAGCACTGGCCGATGACCCGCATGGCGTAGCAGCGTTCGTTGATCCAAGTGGCCCTAGGAAGGGCCAGATACCGCTGGCCTTCGTCGATAGCCTTCTGCCATTGCCCGTTGAACCGAAGCTCTCTGGAATAGTAAAAGGCGTTCCGGGGGCAATTAGGGTCTTCCTCGACGCTGACCCGCAAAAGGTCTAAGTATTGGCCGCGAGACTTGGTCGGATCCGGCTGGTGGACGACCAAAAGCTTGTTCGTATCGACGTACTTTTCCTCGATACGGTCAGGGACCGGGTACTCATGGCAAGGGTGATGCCAGCGGTAGCCCTTACGGGCATGGATCTTTTCGTAGGGGAAGGCAATCCCCATTCCCCAGTCAAAGTGATAACGCATCCGGGTCGTGCCCGGGACCCAAATACGCTCAATCTCTTCACGCCATCCGGGCTGCAAGACTTCATCGAGGTCCAGACTCACGCAGACATCGATATCCGAAGGCAGCATGTGCAAGGCTGCGTTTCGAGCATCATCAAAACGCCACGGACTGATATAGATGTGGCCGACCGTTGCGCCGTTGGCTTCGAGGATCTCAACCGTCTTGTCATATGATCCGGTATCGGCGACGAAAATAAGGTCAGCATCCTTGGCTGCCTTACAAAAGCGTTCAGCAAATTTCTCTTCGTTTTTGCTAATTGCGTATACGGCGATTTTCAACATGTAATGACCTATTGATTAGATATGACCGCGCAATAAAAAATCCTATCTTGCGGTTATGCAAGATAGGATTTTAATCTCAAACCGATGTGTCAGTTTGCTGACTGGTCAGGGACAACAGGATCGGCAGGCGGCGGATCAGGGAAATCAGCTTTGATCTTCTTGATGAAATGAAGACCCGCCTCTGCAACCTGCAATCCACCGGCTTTCACGGCCATGTCGATCAGGGCAATCAAGGTGTTTGCTTCATTCTGACTATCAAACTGCATTGCGTCCTCCTAGGACGTTGGTTGGGATATCAATTGTAACGTAGTGTTATCAGGAGGCGTCCACGGCGTGATTCCATCCCAAATAACTGTGTTGATAATAGATCCAAAAGGTATGACGGTTGTAGTGCCATCTGGATTAATTTGCTCAATATCCACCGTGGTAATGACGTTGTAGTTTGCCATTAGAAATACTCAATGACGTAAACTATCCCGGCTCCACCTGCAGAACCATTGCCACCGACATAGCTACCAGAAGCCAAGACCTGCACCGCCGCCAATGCAACCGAAATCACCGAAGAACCCTCCTCCGGCAGTGCAGGGGTACCCGCCCGTGGTATCACCCATGCAAGGTGGGGCATAACTACCACCCGTGCAAGGAGTGTTGATAGATGAGCTACCAACCGTACTAGTATCGTAAGGACTTACAGAATCGGCAAAAGCCCACTAAGGAACCCTGCTTCCGGGAGTCACGTGGCAGGGTTGACTGTCAGCGAACCGCCATGCGCTTTGGCAATAGCCTGAAGTCCGCCTACTTCTTCCGGGGACATATGCACAAGGGTGGAATCCCCGCTTCGGCCCAACGACGCAAGGCCGTGAACCATCAGGTGGGGGTGCCTAGCCAAAGGTCGCGGGAGACCCGGAGTCATCCCGCCAAAAGCATACTTCTGCATATCTATCCCCAGATATATTAGGCGACGCCGATCTCACCTTCCGCTTCAAACGTCAGGGTCGTACCCGCGCTTGCCTGACCTGTCAGATAGTCAGTTGTGTCGAGCCGAAGCTGGCCGTACCAGTCTACATAACTGTTTGCACCGACGGACAAACCATTCCCGATGACTTCCGTACCGGCAGCGGACGCGCCCGTGGCACCAAGCCAGAAACTGCATGTCGCGGCGCTAGAAGTCTTATTGACGATGCGGATGTGCCGCACGATTAAGTAGGTCGCGGAAGCCGCCGTGGCGACGCCCGTACCGCCCGTGACTGTCGGGGGGTTCAGCACGTTAGTGACCGAGGCTGAGAGCGCCACAGGACCAAATCGAACAATTTTATTGGAAGCCATTACAGATCTCCTGTGAACAAGTTGAGGTTAGAAGTATTCGATGATATAGACAAACCCGTCGCCACCCTTGCCACCGGCACCGGCTGTAAAGGTGTTGAGGTTGATCCCGCCTCCGCCGCCACCGCCGCCCTGCTTGCCTACGCCGCCAGCGCCAGCCGTGCCAGTCGTGTTTGACGCGCCGCCTCCACCTCCACCGCCGCCAAAATAGGCAAACTGGGGGGTACCAGCACCGCTACCGTTTCCACCGGGGGCACTGCCACCATTAGAAACCGTGGCGTTTGTAGCAACTCGTCCGCCAGCGGCTCCGCTGATTGCCACGGGAGTTGCAGCCAAATATCCGCCCGAACCGCCGCCAGCGCCTGATTGATAAGCTGGCGCTCCGCTACCGACAGCAGAAAGGCTAGACCCGCCGCCACCGGCCCCATAATTCGGATAGGCGGATGCACTGCCAGCAGCACCGCTTCCGCCGTTGCCTTGACCGCCTAGGCCAGCATTGTTCGATGCGGATCCTCCAGCGGAACCTGAATAAGTGAAACCGCTGAATGTGCTTCCAGACATCCCAGAACCACCACCAACGCTATTCGCGTTGATGATGCCGCCGTTGCCGGGGCCACCGCCGCCACCTATGCAGAAACTGCCAAACGTCGAGTTACCGCCAGTACCGCCGTTACCGCCACCACTACTATTGGTAGATGCTGCGTTGCCCGCATTACCACCGGCACCGACAGTGACCGCAACAGATGTGCCAAGATCAGAAGTGCGGTATGTAAAATCACCCCAACCCCCGCCGCCTCCACCGGCACCGCCAGACGCCGCCGTACCGGAAGCTGTCAACGCACCGCCACCGCCACCGCCGCCACCGCCACACAAAATGACGCGAGTGATTACACAACCGTTGGAAGGGATGTAGGTATAAGAACCCGCTGTGGTATACGCAATGACATTTACGGCAGGGCGAGTGGACCCCGGAGGGAACGAATCCGGATAGTCCTCAACGGGTTCGTTGGAAAGATAGATCGCAGGACCGGCTGGGCCTATCTGCCCCTGCGGACCGACTGGCCCCGGTGGACCTAATGGCCCTTCATCGCCAATCTCGCCGTCAATGCCTTGTGGCCCAATGGGTCCGACTTGCGTGTACATCACCTGCGAAATGTTGACCGCGAATCCCGGAGATTCAGGAACTGTGGGAGATACGGTAGCGGGGATCGTTGCTATAGATACGGGAGCAGTATCTGTTTGCCAATAAAACTGAAGTTTGTCGTTAATGGAGAAATATAAAAGCGTAGTCCATCCAATGAGGTTTATGCCATTTACACTACCGTGTTTTGCCGTCGCAGCAGTTGTACCGGCTGACTCCGGTACATCAACACCGTTGATTCTCTGCCAAAACGTAACGTTTGATATTGAGCTATTCGGGTTTGAAACTTGTGCGCTGAATGTGACGTTGTACCAACCCGCCGCATTGAATTTAATTTCAGTCGCGCTAACCAAAGCCATGCCCAGCGATCCGGCACTACTGCCTATGTTGACCGCATAATCAGTTGTTGCGCTGCTGGCGGTCTGCGTGGTGGTGTCAAAAAAAGCGCCGTAATAACCCAGCGCGCCACCAGCACCTGTAGCGCCTGTGGCTCCAGTAGGACCCGTCGGTCCAGTCCAGCCGGTGGGTCCCGTGGGACCAGTCGGACCTGTGACAGATGGTCCTGTCCATCCCGTTGGTCCAGTTGGGCCGGTGTTCCCGGTAGGCCCTGTTGGGCCAGTATTCCCTTGAGGTCCAGTCCAGCCAGTCGGTCCTGTTGGGCCAGTATTCCCTTGAGGTCCAGTCCAACCCGTGGGACCTGTTGGGCCAGTATTCCCTTGAGGTCCAGTCCAACCCGTAGGCCCTGTTGGGCCAGTATTCCCTTGAGGTCCAGTCCAGCCAGTCGGTCCTGTTGGGCCAGTATTCCCTTGAGGTCCAGTCCA